CCGCCGCCCCCGCCCGCACCGCCCGCGGTCGCCGTACCGGCCCCAGCCCCGCCGCCGCTCCCCGCCCCGCAGGTCCACGTCCACGTCGTCCTGCCGTACGAGCCGGAGCCCGAACCCACCCGGTGGCAGCGGCTGTGGTCCTGGGTCCGCCAGATCGGCCGGCCCTGGCAGATCGTCAGCGCGCTGACCCTCGCCTCCCTGCCGCTCTTCGACGGGCACAGCATCGCCACGCTCTGGGCGTCCGGTGTGGCCGAGGCCCGTGCCGAGGGCGGGCAGGACGCCGGATACGCGCTCTCCCTCACGCCCCTGGCCATCGCCGTGATCCGGATCATCCAGGGCGGGGGCACCCTCGGCCGCCTCCTGCTCCTCGCGATCAGCCTCGTCGGCCTCATGGGCGCCATCGACCTGTACGACCCCGTCACCTGGATCACGGGAGTAACGCGATGACCGGCGCCACGAGCCTGACCCTCACCGGCCTGGCCATCAGCCTCGCCGTCCTCTGGGCGAACTTTCGCCCCTGGTGGAAGGGCAGCAGAGAGTTCAAGCAGCTGATCCCCTTCGGCCAGGGGTTTCTCCTCGGCGCCGTGTCCACCGTCTGCACCGGCGGCATCCTCGGCTGGCTCGCCGGATGCTCCGCCGGGGCCGCGAACTCCGGTGGTGAGCGCGGCGTCCAGGCCATGACCGGCTCGGCGAGCAGCGGTGCCCTCACCAAGGGCAGCCTCGGCAACCTCTCCCCCGAGGGTGCAGTGATCGTCTTCCTCCTCACCATCGGCGTGATCATCGCGTGGAAGGCCGCAGGTAAAGCGGAGAAGAAGCGCACCACCGGCGGGGCGTTCGTCGGCGCCACCCTCTGCATCACCGCCGGGGTCGCCAGCCTCCTGAACTGGCTCCCCGGCACCCTCAACCAGCTCGGCGAGCAGCTCCGTACCGCGATCGAGGGAGCGGGAATCCTGTGACCACCCGCCTCCAGCATCTGGCGCGCCGCCTCGTCGACGGGACCCGCATCCTCACCCGCCGCCAGGCCCGGCGTCTCGCCGCGTGGATTCGGGCCGGCCGACGCGGCGACCTGACCGGCCTCGCCGCGGTCCTCGGCTGCCTCCTCCGGGCGCTCCTCGCCGCCTTCGGTCTGTACCTGCTCTGGCGGTTGATCCGGGCCTGCCCCAACATCCTGTGGCTGATTGTCCCTGTGTGGTGCTGGTGGGCCATCCGCGCCGCCCCTCGCACGGACGTTGAGCAGGCTCTGGAAGACGCCCCCGAGGAGCCGCGGCCGGACCCCCGTGACGCGGTCCTCCGCCTGCTCTACGACGCCCTCGGGGACCGCCCCTCGATGTACCTCTCCGACGTGCTCCAGCACCTCCAGGAACAGGGCCACGGGAAGGGCTGGAAGGTGGCCGACCTCCGCGCCCGACTGGAGGCCCTCGGTATCCCGGTGGAGATGAGGCTCAAGACCGGTGGCCGGGGGCCCACCCGGGGGGTCGTCAAGGAGCAGCTTCCGCCCCTCTCCCGGCCCGACCCGCAGGAGGCGTCTCCCGCCCCGTCTACCGCCGCCTGACCTGCATATCTACCGATCCATCTACCGCGATCTCCCGGGGCGTCTTCCGCCCGTCTACCCACCCACCAGGAGGACCTGATGACCGACTACGACGACGAGATGACCAACGCGGACGTGATGAGCGGCGAGGAGATGTACGAGTACGACCAGGCCGCCGAGGCCCGGCTCGACGCGCAGGACGAAGCGCGCTGGGCCGCCGAGCAGCAGCGCTGAGCTTCATCAGTTCCCGGGGCGGCCGACTCACTGCCAGGCGACCGGCCGCCCCGGGCCCCATCCCTCACGAGACAGGACCACGATCATGGCACTTGAGACCTCCATCAGCATCGGCGACCTGAAGAAGAAGAACGCCGAGAGCCAGGCCGCCCGCGACGCCGAAAGGCGCGGACCCGCCCCCACCAGCCAGCAGAAGACGGGACGATGACCCCATGACCGAGCTCACCGGCGTCTTCGCCGCCATCTCCGCCCGCGACTCCAGCGACGAATGCCGCCCCGGCCCCGGCGCTCCCGCGGTTCACCACTGCATGTCCTTCGAAACCCCGGCCGGAGCCTGCCTCGTGCAGCTCGACACGACGGGCACCATGCCGATCCCGGCGATCGGGGAGACGATCGTGCTCCACGACCAGCCGGTCACCGTGCTGACCGTCGAGACCGCCTACACCCGCACGGAGCCAGGGCAGCCGACGGTCTTCACACAGGTCGTCGTCGACACCGTCGCCTGACAGACTGGCCCCAGCATGCTGGGTAGCGCCCGGCCAGACGCCCCCGCCAGCCCATACCGGCGGGGGCGTCGCCATGCCCGGACTCGGCCAACTCCAGGCAGCACACCGGCCCTAGCGTCCTCGCCACCACCCGACAACAGCTCGAACACAATCCCCGCGAACCCCACACACCACAGCCACCCAGCCGCCATGATGACCCCTCACGAACCGCACACAGGGGGCCTCCATGCGCCGCACCACCATCGCCGCCATCGCCGCGGCCGGCATGCTCTTCACCGCCACAGCATGCACCGACGACGACATCACCACCGCACCCAGCAAGACCGGCGCCGCCGAGGCAGCCACAGCCGAGCCCACGGCCGAGGACGAGCCTTCGAAGGCCACCGTCGCGAAAGTCGGCGACACCATCACCCTCAAGGGCCAGGAGGACGGCGAGCAGGTAGACGCCGTCCTGAAAAAGATCGTCGACCCCGCGCAGTCATCGGACGAGTTCTTCGGCCCGGAGGACGGCAACCGCTGGATCGCCGCACAGTTCGAGCTGACGAACACCGGCACCAAGCCGTACGCGGACAGCCCGTCGAACGGGGCTCAGGTCGCCGACGCGGACGGTCAGCGGTTCCAGGCGACGTTCGGGGACACGAAGGCCGGCCCGTCGATGACGTCGGAAGCGAAGGTCCCTCCGGGCGAGAAGGTCCTCGGGTGGATCACGTTCGAGGTGCCCAAGAACTCGAAGGTCGTCACGGTGCAGTTCGGCCTGAACTCTGGCTTCGCCGAGCAGACTGGGCAGTGGAAGATCTCCTGAACAGCCGCTCGGCCCGATGCCCTCGCCTCTCCGGCGGGGGCATTGCCATAGTTGCGCCCGACCGCGCCCGCACCCCACGCCCCACCCATACACTCGCGGCATCATCCCCGAGCACGCGGTGGATGCTTCTGAACAGGCCCCGCCGGTTTCCACAACGGCGGGGTCTGCTGCTGCCCCATCCCGCATGATGTCCACCAACCACACACCAAGGGGACACACCATGCGCACCCGCACCGCCGCCGCAGCGATACTCCTCGGCGCCGCCCTCACCGCCTGCGGCACCACCCCCACGCCAGACCGCCCAGCCACGACCAGCTCAGCACCCGAGCTCAGCAAGACCGAGACCCTCGCGCAGTGCGTGGACGCCATAGCCGAAGCGATCAGCGCCCGGCCGGCGGATTTCGACCCGGAGACCGACTCCGATCCGAAGCCCCCCGAGTGCGACGACATCTCCGAAGACGAGTACCTCGACGTGTACATGGACGGGCTCCAGCAGTCCAACGAGCAGTAGCCGCGCCTGCGGAGTGGCCCACTCACCTGCGCCTGAGCGTGCGAGTTGGGGTGGGCCATTGGCTACCCTGAGCACGGAGGGAGGCCGCCAATGGCACACGATCAGCAGCCCGACGAGGACGACCGGCTCCGCGACGGGAAGGGCCGGTACACCCGCAGCATCGAGTCCGTACGCCGAGACGCCGCCGCCGCCGAACTCCGCTCCGAGCGCAAGAGCTACCAGCAGATCGCCGAAGCCCTGGGGTACAGCGACAAGGGCGAGGCGTGGCGCGGGGTGCAGCGGGCGAAGGCCGACGTGGCCCGGGAGCCGGTCACGAAGCTGATCCGGTCGGAGGCCGCGCAGCTCGACGACCTGTACGTGTCCGCGCTCGAAGTCTTGGAGCGGGACCACGTGATGGTGTCGCACGGCCGCATCGTGAAGGACGACGACGGGAACCCGCTCCTCGACGACGGGCCCAAGTTGGCCGCGATCCGGGAGCTGCGCACGATCCGCGAGTCGTACCGGAAGCTGTTCGGCGCCGACGCCCCGTCCCGCGTGAGCGTGGACGCGCAGCAGCTCGGCGCGGAGATCAGCGCGCTGTTCGACCGGGTGACGGACGACGACGGTGCGGCGGGCGATGACGGCTCCGACGGCTGACCTGGAGCACCTGCGCCACCAGATCGATCAGCTGGTCCGCGCCGGTGACACCCGCCAACTGAAGGTCGTCCGCGACCAGCTGAAGGTTCACATCGACCGCCGCGCCCTCGCCCGGCGCACCCAGCGGTACGGGGCGACACCGGTGCGGTGGGTGCAGGAGCGCCTCCGGCAGACGGTGTGGTCGAAGCAGCGCGAGATCCTCCACGCCGTCCGCGACCACCGGCGCACCGCGGTACGGTCCGGTCACGGCGTCGGGAAGAGCTGGACGGCTGCGCTCGTCGCCTGCTGGTGGCTCGACACCCACCCGCCCGGCGAGGCCTTCGTCGTCTCCACCGCCCCGACGTTCAGCCAGGTGCGGGCGATCCTCTGGCGGTACATCCGCAAGCACCACCGCACCGGCAAGCTCGCCGGCCGCGTGAACCAGACCGAGTGGCTCATCGACGACGAACTCGTCGGGTACGGGCGGAAGCCGGCGGACACCGACGAGGATGGGTTCCAGGGCATCCACGCCCGGTACGTCCTGGTGATCCTCGACGAGGCGTGCGGGATTCCCGAGCAGCTGTGGACCGCGGCCGACGCGTTGGCGACCGGGCCGGACTGCCGGATCCTCGCGATCGGCAACCCGGACAACCCGGCCAGCCACTTTCGGAAGGTGTGCACGCCCGGGAGCGGCTGGCACCAGATGTCGATCAGCGCGTTCGACAGCCCGAACCTGACCGGCGAGGAGATCCCTTCGGACATGGCGGCCGCACTCGTCAGCCGGGAGTGGGTGGAGGAGAAGGCGAAGGACTGGGGCGTCGACAACCCCATCTACCGGGCCAAGGTGTTGGGCGAGTTCAGCACGGACGCGGCGAACCAGGTGGTCCGCCAGTCCGACGTCGCGAAGTGCCGGGCCGCGACGGACCGCCGGCCGCGCCCGGAGGAGCTGGGGCCTGTCGAGCTCGGTGTCGACGTCGGCGGCGGCGGGGACGAGACGGTGATTCGGGAGCGGCGCGGGCGGCGGGCGGGGCGCGAGTGGTCCGCGCACACGGACCGGCCGGAGGTGATCGCCCCGCTGATCCTCCGTGCGATCAAGGAGACCGGCGCGACCGCGGTGAAGGTCGACAGCATCGGCATCGGGTTCGGGGTGATCGGCGAACTCCGCAACGCGGCCACCCGCGGCGAGCACACCGCGCACATCATCGGCGTGAACGTCGGCAGCGCCGCCTCCGAGCCCGGCAAGTTCATCAACCTCCGGGCCGAGATCTGGTGGTCCCTCGGCCGCGGCCTCTCCGAAGCCGGCGGCTGGGACCTCGCGATGATGGACAACGCCGACACCACGGTGGCGCAGCTCCTCGAACCCCGGTGGGACACCGACCCCAAGGGCCGGATCCGGGTGGAGCCGAAGGACGAGATCCGTAAGCGGCTCGGGCGCAGCCCGGATAACGCCGATGCCCTGCTGCTCGCGTACTACTCCGCGGGCCGCCCCCGAGTGAGGTGGCTGTGATGCCGAAGAAGTTCCTGTCCGTGGTGGCCAGCACCGGCCCCATGCTGAAGAAGTTGCGGCCGACCGCCATGAACACCGCAGGATTCACGCTAATCTCGGCTGGAAGCTGGAGTATTTTCGGTACGGGCGTCGGGTTGATTACCGGTGGTGTCCTCACCGTCGTCCTCCAGTGGTGGGTCGACAGCGACTGACGGGCAGCGAGGAGGGGGCCATGGGCAAGACACTCATCGGCTCCCTCACCGCCCTCGCACAGCGCACCGCCGTCGAGACCCCCATCCCGTTCGTCAGCCGCGGCGCCCAGCGCGCCCTCCCCTTCATGCGGCCGGCCGGGATGGAAGCGCAGATGCGCGCCATGGGCAGCGTGGGCACCCTCTTCTCGATCGTCAACCGCACCTCGAATGCGACCGCGATGGTCGAGTGGAAGCTGTGGCGCAAGGCCAAGAGCGGCAAGAAGGAAGACCGCGTCGAGGTCACCTCACACGCGGCGCTCGACCTGTGGAACAAGCCGAACCCGTTCATGCCGCGGCAGGAGTTCGTCGAGACGTTTCAGCAGCACGTCGACCTCGTCGGCGAGGGCTGGTGGGTCATCGCCCGGCACCCGGGGTCCACGATTCCGCTGGAGCTGTGGCCGGTCCGCCCGGACCGCATGACCCCGGTCCCGTCGCAGACGTCGTTCCTCGCCGGGTACATCTACACCAGCCCGGACGGCGAGCAGGTACCCCTCGGCCTCGACGAAGTCATCTTCCTGCGCATGCCGAACCCCCTTGACCCGTACCGCGGAATGGGCCCGGTGCAGTCGGTCCTCGCTGACCTCGACGCCACCCGCTACTCGGCCGAGTGGAACCGCAACTTCTTCCTGAACAGCGCCGAGCCCGGCGGGATCATCGAGGTCCCCACCCCGCTCAGCGACCCGGACTTCGACCAGCTGCGCGACCGGTGGAACGAGCAGCACCGCGGCGTTGCCAACGCGCACCGGGTCGCGATCCTGGAGCACGGCAAGTGGATCGACCGGAAGCTGTCCCAGCGCGACATGCAGTTCGTCGAGCTCCGGTCCGTGTCGCGGGCCGTGCTCCGCGAGGCGTACGGCATCTCGGCGTTCGCGCTCGGCGAGGTCACCGACATCAACCGTGCAACCGCCGAAGCCAGCAAGGCCTGGTTCGCGGACCAGCTGACCGTGCCCCGCCTGGAGCGCATTAAGGGCGCTCTCAACCACGACCTGCTCCCCCTGTTCGGGGCGACCGCCCGGGACCTGGAGTGGGACTACGAGAACCCGGTGCCGGCCGACCCGGAGGCCGAGGCTGCGCAGCTCACCGCGCGGTCGGCGGCAGCCGCCACGCTGCGCGACGCCGGGTGGGAGCCCGACGACGTGCTGTCTGTCGTGGGTCTGCCCGCCATGCGCGCGGCTGCGAGCCCGGCCCCGGACGCCTCGTTCCGTGCGGCAGCCGACCGGCTGCTGGGTGCTGGCGCTCCTGACGTTGAGGCAGCGATGCGGTGGGTGGCGGTCGCCGAGGACGACGACAACACCTGCGGCCCCTGCGCGGAGAACGACGGCAAGACGTACCGCAACCGCGAGCAGGCCTACAAGGACTACCCCGGCGGCGCGGGCTACGTGCACTGCGTCGGTGCGGAGTACGGCAACGACTGCCGGTGCAAGGTCGTCAAGCGGCGCGCACCCAAGGGAGACGAATCCTGATGCCCCTGATCGAGGCCGTCACCCGGCCGCCCCACCTGACCGCCCGCGTCCAGGCCCACGCCCCACGCGCCTGGTACGAAATCCGCAACGCCACCGACGCCGACGAGGCGGAGCTCCTCATCTACGACGAGATCGGAGGCTGGTTCGGCAACACCCCCGGCGAGATCGTCGACGAACTCCGAGCCGTCACCGCCCCAAACCTTCGCGTCCGCATCAACAGCCCCGGCGGCAGTGTGTTCGACGGCATCGCCATCGCCAACGCGATCCGCCTGCACCCCGCGAACGTCACCGTCCAGGTCGACGGCATCGCCGCCTCGGCCGCGTCCGTCATCGCGATGGCCGGCGACCGCATCGTGATGACGCCGCAGTCGCAGCTGATGATCCACGACGCGTCCGGCATGGCCTACGGCAACTCGGCGGACATGACGACCATGGCCACGCTCCTCGACACCCAGTCGGACAACATCGCCGACGCCTACGCGGAGCGAGCAGGCGGCACCCGCGAGGAGTGGCGCGAGCGGATGCGCGCGGAGTCCTGGTACCTCGCCGCCGAAGCTGTGGCGGCCGGCCTCGCGGACGAGGTGCTGCCGTCCCGCAAGGCGGCTGAGGAGCCGGAGCCCGCGCTGTCGAACAGCTGGGACCTGTCCGTGTTCCGGTACGCCGGCCGTGAGGAAGCGCCCGCGCCCGCGACCGGCGGGGTCCTCGACTCCGAGGCGCTCGCCACCGTTGGCGAGGGGCCCGTGTGTGACGGCGCGGCCCCGCCTGCCCCGTGGACGCGCGTCGAGCTCCGAGGCGAGCACGGTCCCGAGACGCACCTGTTGACGACCGGCGCCGTCGTCACGGCCGAGATGGTCGAGCAGCTGCGCGCAGCGGTGACATCGGGTGGCTCGGAGACCCCGGCCGTCGAGAACCACACCACCGAACCGGAGCCCACCACGGCCCCCGCCGACGACCAGCCCGACCCCGCAGTGGCGCCCGCCGCAGCGGCTGACGAACCCGCGTGGGCCACAGCAGTGGCCCGCCTGATGACTCCGCCGCCCAGCGCGGACGACGAGTTCACCCGCCTGAAGGAGGCACTGCTGTGACCACCACGATCCCGCGCACCAGCAACGAGCTCGCCGAGATGCTCGCCGACCCGGCGAAGCTCGCGGAGGTGATGGCGTCGAAGGAGTCCCTCACGTCGTTCATCACCTCGTACGGCGAGGCGCAGCAGGGCGACGGCACCGAGCTCAACCGCATGGTCGCCGAGGAGACCCAGAAGGTCTTCGCGCAGATGCTGAAGGACAACGGGATGGAGCGGGACGCGATCAAGCGCCCCGACCTCGACCCGCAGGCGCGGCGCGGCGGGATGCTCACCTCCCACCGGCAGGGCACCGCCCACAACCCGACCGCCCCCGGGGCCGTCCTCGACAAGGCGTTCGCGAACAGCACCGAGTACATCCGGACGATCTGGCACCGCACGGACCCGACCGCCGAGATCGGCGAGAAGCTGGCGCTGCTCCGCAACGCCGCCTCCTCCGTGTCCCCGGCGGACGGCGGGTTCCTCGTCCCCGAGGTACTGCGCTCCCAGCTCCTCCAGATCGCCCTGGAGAAGTCGATCGTCCGCCCGCTGGCCACGGTCATCCCGATGGACTCGGCCCGCGTCCCGATGCCGATCATCGACACCACGTCGAATCAGGGCTCGGTGTTCGGCGGGATGATCGCCTACTGGGGTGAGGAGGGAGCCGCCCTGGAGGACTCCAACCCGAAGTTCGGCCGGGTCGACCTCGACGCGAAGAAGCTCACCGGCCTGAGCGCCGTCCCCAACGAGCTGCTCCAGGACTCCATCGTCAGCTTCGCCGCGCTCATCGAGACGCTGTGGCCGCAGGCCCTCGCGTTCTCCGAGGACCAGAGCTTCATGTCCGGCAACGGCGTCGGCAAGCCCCTCGGGTTCATGGGCGCGAAGAACAAGGCGGCCGTCGCCGTCACCCGCGGCACCGCCTCGACGATCACCTACGTCGACATCGTCAACATGTACGCCCGGATGCTCCCGTCGTCGCTGTCCAACGCCGTGTGGGTCTGCTCCCCCGACGCCCTGCCGCAGCTCCTCCAGATGAGCCTCGACGTCGGCACCGGCGGCAACAGCGTCTTCGTCGTCAACGCCAGCTCGGCCATGCCGATGAGCATCTTCGGCCGCCCGCTGATCATCAGCGAGAAGGCCGGACAGCTCGGCGCCCGCGGCGACATCGCGTTCGTCGACCTGGCGTACTACCTCGTCGGCGACCGCCAGACCATGACCGTCGACTCCTCGACCGACTTCAAGTTCGGCAGCGACAAGACCACGTTCCGCATCATCCAGCGCGTCGACGGCCGCCCGTGGCTCCAGTCGGCCATCACCCCGGCCAACGGCTCCGCGAACAAGCTCAGCCCGTTCGTCGAGCTCGCAGCCTGACCAGTCCCTCTCACGGCCGGCGGCGGCAGTAACGCCCCGCCGCCGGCCAACACCCGGGTCGGCAGTGTCGCCCCGACAGGCAACAGACGACAGGAGAAGCTCATGGCTCAGAAGGCACTCGGCCGCCAGTTCAACGCGCTGGCCCTCGCCGACAACAAGTGGGTGTCCCTCTCGGACGCGGACGGGGTGGCGTTCGTCTGCTACCTCGCCGCCGCCGCAGGCGACACCTACACCCTCACCCAGGCGCAGGACTCGGCCGGCACCGGGGCGAAGGCCCTGCCGGTCATCACCGAGTTCCACACCAGCACCGGGGACGGCACGGACACCTGGACGCGGCGCACCCAGGCGGCGGCGGGCACGGTCGTAACTGCGGCCGCGGCGACGCAGAACGCCATGGTCGTCGAGGTCGAGGGCACCCAGCTCGACGACGGGTTCAGCCACGTGCGGCTCGCGTCGACCGGCGCCGGTGCGGTCACCGCACTGACCCGCGACCTGAACGTGCAGCGGGCCCCGGAGAACCTCCCGGCGATGTCGTCGTGATCCGGGGACGCACCACCACAGGAGGCGATGTCGAGTTCGTCGACAGCACGTCCGGTGACGTGGTGGCCGCGATCACGCCGGACGGCGTCGAGGGTGCTGCCCCGGGCCCCGTGGCCTGGGCGGACATCAGCGACAAGCCCACGACGTTCGCCCCGACGATCGGGGCCACGGCGTCCACCGCGGTCGCGGGCAACGATACGCGGCTGACCGCCGGGGCCGCCGGAGTGGCCACGGTCCGGGCGATCGGTTCGACGGCCACCACGGCGGCGGCAGGGAACCACGTCCACACCGCAACGCAGGTGACGGCCACGGCGATCAGCCCGGGGTCGGCGACGACGGTGCAGGGAATCCTCGCCGAGCTCGCCGCCCGCATCACTGCACTGGAGACCCCCTGATGGCGCTGTGGATCTGCACCGGGTGCACGGCCGCGTACGCGGTCGGTGCGCCCCGGTGCCCGCAGTGCGGCAGCACGGACCGACGAGAGGAAGGCGAAGACGTCATGGCGAAGATCACGGTTCACGGTGGCGCAACCAACGCGGACGCGCCTGAGCAGGAACGAGGTGAGGACGTATCAGCTGGGAACAGCTCCGAGACATCGTCCGCGAAGGAATCCAGCTCGCCGCAGAAGAGCGCAGCCAGCCGCCCGAAGCCTGCCCGAACGACGGAGAGCCGCTCCGCGAGGGGCCGGACGGGCAGCTCTTCTGCCCATGGGACGGATGGCGACCAGACGGCTCCTACGTCGGACGGCGGTGACAACTGATGTCGCAGACCCCGAGCCTCGGCCGCGTCGTCCTGGTGCTCGTCAACCCCATCACGAACAACGGCAGTGACTCGGCCCCGGCCACGGTCACCCGCGTGTGGGAGCAGCACCAGGACGGCAGCTGGCTCGTGAACCTCAAGGCCAACCTCGACGCCCCCACGTCGTCGCGCTGGTTCACGTCGGTCCGGCTGTTCGACACCGAGGACCAAGCCCAGGCACACGACGGCGAGGCCGCCTACTGGCCGCCCCGCACACCCTGACCAGCCCCACGCACCGGAGGAGGTGACGACATGCAGATCCCCGTTTACGCCACCCGCGAGGACATCAAGGCCGCCCTCGACGTCAAGCAGACCGCCCGCGCCACCCGCGCCATCGACCGCGCTCTCGCCTCCGGGTCCCGCGCCGTGGACGGGCTCTGCCGTCGCCGCTTCTACCCCATGGTCGCAACCCGGTCGTGGGACTGGCCGAACGGGCAGCGGGCCCGGCCGTGGCGGCTGTGGCTCGACGAGAACGAACTGATCTCCGTCACCGAGGTCACCACCGGCGGCGACGTCGTCCCGGCCGAGTCCGTGTTCCTGGAGCCCAACGCGTACGGCCCGCCGTACAACCAGGTCCAGCTCGACACCGCGAGCGCCACGTCCGGGTGGATCGGCGGCGACACCCACCAGCGGACCATCTCGATCCTCGGCCTGTACGGGTTCCGGGACGACGAGACGCCCCTCGGCGAGACCACGGCCAGCTTGGACGGTACGGCCACCACGGTCACGGTCGACGCCACCACGTCGGCGGAGACCGGCGTCGGCAGCGTCCTCCGCGTCGACACCGAGCGGCTCCTCGTCACCGGCCGCACGCAAGCCGCCACCGGGCAGACCCTGGCCGCCGACATCGACGGCCAGGCGAAGACCACCGTCATCCCCGTCCAGGACGGCACCGAGTTCGCGGTCGACGAGACGGTCCTCCTCGACGGCGAGCAGCTCCTCATCGTCGACGTCGCCGGGAACAGCCTGATCGTGCGCCGCGCCTGGGACGGGTCGACGCTCGCCCCGCACACCACCGGTGCCGCCCTCTACGCCCCCCGGTCCCTGACCGTGACCCGCGGCGCGCTCGGAACCACAGCGACCGTGCACCCCTCCGGCAGCGCCATGCTCCGGTGGAACCCGCCGGCGCTCGTGCACCAGCTGGCCCTGGCCGAGGCGGTCAACACGCTGCTCCAGGAGCAGGCCGGCTGGTTCCGTACGGCCTCCGGCGGCAGCACGTCCCGCGAGGCGACCCTCGACGCCCTGAAGGGCCTGCGAGAGCAGACGTACAACACGCTCGGCCGCAAGGCCCGCCTGAGAGGGGTCTGACGATGCCCGCTATCCAGGTCCGCGTGAACATGAACCGTACCGGGCCCATCCGCGACGGCCGGTTCCAGCGCGCCACCGGCCATTACTCCAACGACCTCCAGTACGCGGTCGCGCTCCACGGCGAAGACCTCGTCCAGCGGCGGCTGCGGCAGGTGCTGCGGAACCCGACCGGGTACTTCCAGTCCCGTGTCGGCGTCGAGCGGGGCCGTGGCGGCTACATGGTGACCGACGGCGGTGTCATCTACGGGCACTGGCTGGAAGGCACCGGCAGCAGGAACTACCCGGTCACCCGGTTCCGCGGGTACAGCACGTTCCGCCGGGTCAAGCCGATGGTCGACCGTGACGCCAACCGGATCGGCATGGAGCTCCTCGCCCGGTACCAGTCGAGAGGGCTCCTGCGATGAGCCTGCCGATCACCGACATCACCGACCGTGTGGTGTCCCACGCCATGAGCCTCGGCCTGTTCGAAACGGTCAACGAATCCGAGCCGAAGAACGCCCCCGGCAACGGGCTGAGCTGCGCCGTCTGGGCGGAGCGGATCGGGTTCATCCGCTCATCCGGCCTGGCCTCCGGGTCCGCCCGGCTCGTGTTCACGGTGCGGATCTACTCCAGCATCAACTCGTCCCCAGACGAGGCGATCGATCCGGCGATGCTCAACGCGGTCGACAAGCTCTTCGCCGCGTACGCCGGTGACTTCACCCTCGGTGGCCTTGTGCGGCAGGTCGACCTCCTCGGTGCGCACGGCGTGCCGCTGGAGGCCGTCGCCGGATACCTCCTCGTCGAGGGCGGCGAGTACCGCGTCATGACGATCGTGCTGCCCCTCATCGTCAACGACCTCTGGGAGGAAGCAGCATGACCAAGCAGTCCGGTCTCGGCGACCACCTGTACATCGGCGGGTTCGACGTCTCCGGCGACATCGGCGCGGTCAACCGCGTCGGCGGCGGCCCCGCCACCCTTGACGTCACCGCCATCAACAAGTACGCCATGGAACGCATCGGCGGCCTCCGCGACGGCGGCATCGACTACACCGCCTTCTTCAACCCCAGCGAAGGCGCCACGCACGAGCACCTCGCCGCGCTTCCCACCACCGACGTCCTTATGACCTACGTCCGCGGCGCGACGCTCGGCGGACCAGTCGCCTGCTGCATCGCCAAGCAGCTCAACCACGACGGCACCCGCGGCAACGACGGGGCGTTCACCTTCGCCGGAGCCACACAGGGCAACGGGTACGGGCTGGAGTGGTGCCAAGGTCTCACCGCCGGGCAGCGCACCGACACCACCGCCACCGACGGCGACACCGTCGACCTTCTCACCGGGCCCACGACCTTCGGGTTGCAGGCGTACCTGCACGTCTTCGCCATCACCGGGACCAGCGTCACCGTGGCCCTCGAAGAATCTGCCGACGGCGTCACCTGGGATCCGGTCACTGGCGGGGTCTTCACCGCGGCGGCCGGCCCGACGACGCAGCGTCTGGAGACGGCCCGCGACCAGACGGTGCAGCGGTACCTCCGCGCCACCACCACCGGCACCTTCACCAACGCCGTGATCGCGGTCGCCGTGAACCGCAACGAAGTGGAGACCCGATTCTGATGCAGCCGCTGAACAGGGTGGACCGGCAGCTCCTCGCGCCGGGTGCCTACCAGACGTACAGCATCGCCCAGCCCCCGGACACCCTCGTCCGCACGGCGTGCGAGCAGGCCGGATGCGTGGCGTACGCCCGGGGGTGGCAGTCGACGATCGACGAGTCCACCCCGCTCGGCCAACAGCAGGCCGCGTACATCCGGGGCCAGGCCGGGCGGACGTTCCGGGAGCAGCGCACCGGCGCGGGCCTGACCGTCTTCACCTTCGAGGCCCGGCAGCGGTGCTTCACCGACCACCAGACCCGCCCCCAGTTGTTCGCCGTCCGGGACGGGGACTGGCGCGGCAACCCCACCGGCCGCGTCCGCCAGCACCAGCGGCCGGCGGACTGGGTCGAGGACATGGCCGAAGGCCTGGACGCCTTTCAGACCAGCCGGGAGCGCGGATGAACTACTGCTCGGTCGACGACTGTGCCACCCGGGCTCACGGCAGAGGCCTGTGCCAGAAGCATTACCTGCGGGCGAAGAAGCACGGCGACACCTCCACCGTCCTCAAGCCTCCCGGCCGGACGCCAGGCACCTACCGCCACTCGGCCCGCACGAAGGCCGCGATCGGTAGTGCCAACACCAGGCACGGCCACTCGAACACGCCGACACACGTCACCTGGATGAGCATGAAACAGCGCTGCAACGACCCGAGCGCAACGCAGTACCGCCACTACGGCGGGCGCGGGATCCGGGTGTGCGAGCGGTGGCAGGACTTCGCCCTGTTCCTCGCGGACATGGGCGAGCGTCCGGTGGGGCTGACTCTCGACCGCATCGACAACGACGGCGACTACACGCCCGGCAACTGCCGGTGGGCAACGCGCAAGGAACAAGCCAACAACAGGCGCCCCGCTCAGGTAGGGCACAGCAACAGAGAAGGTGGGGAGTAGTCATGCCGAAGGAGAGCGGTCTGGGGTGGACCACGTGCAGCGTCGATGACGCGACGGGCACCCCGCAGGACATCCGCAACGACATCACGAACTTGCAGTTCGCGACGCCTCGCGCGGTGCAGGACGTCACCGGCATCGACAAGTCCGCGATGGAGCGGCTGCTGCTCCTCGCTGACTTCAGCATCACGATGAACGGCGTCTTCAACGACGCGGCCGGCAAGTCGCACAGTGTCTTCAAGACGGTGCCCAGTACGTCGGTGGCCCGGACGGTGACGATCGCGGTGTCCGGCCAGTCGCTGGTGAACGAGTGCGTGTTCACCGACTACCCGCTCACACGGTCCGACTCGGGTGAGCTGACGTGGGCGGTGCCCGGCGTCCTGTCCGACGGTACGGTCCCGACCTGGACGGGGGCCTGATATGGCGGGCTACCGGCACAAGGCGAAGAAGATCACGGTCAAGTTCGAGGAGCCCCACGAGTACGCCGGGTTCGAGGCGGTCCTGCGCGGCAAGACGCTGGGCGAGTTCCTCAACCTCCAGGGCATCGGCGAAGTCGACAAGTCGAGCCTGTTCGAACAGCTGCGGGAGATGAGTCAGTCCCTCCTCTCTTGGAACCTGGAGGACGAGACCGGTGCGCCGGTGCCAGTCACTCCGGCCGCCGTGTTCGAGCAGGATCAGGACCTCATGCTTGCCCTGGCGACGGCCTGGATGAACGGTCTCGCTGGTGTGTCGGCCCCTTTGGAGCCGAGCTCGACCGATGGGCAGCCGTCCCTGGAGGCGTCGCTGCCGATGGAACCCCTGTCGGAAAGCCTCGCGAGCTGATCCACGCGGAGACCGTCCTCGGTCTCTGCGAAAGGTTCCACTGCCTGCCCAGCGCCCTCCTCGCCGAGGACGCCTCTCTGTACCGGCTGCTCCTCATCGAGCAGCGCGGCAACCCGAAACGAACCGACGACCTGGGAGGTGGTGACGCATGGCCGACGACGTGAGCATCGTGGTCCGTGTCCGCGACGCCACCACTCAGGGCATCTCCGCGGTGAACCGGTCGCTTCAGCGGCTGGAGAACAGCACGAAGGACATGGACCGGTCCTTCGGTTCCCTCGTCGGCACGGCGGTCTCCCTCGCCCCGGCGCTCCTCCCGATCGCCGCGTCCACCGCGCCGCTCGTCGCCGGGATGGGCGCCGCCACGATCGGCATCGCCGCGTTCGGGGCGGCGATCATCCCGCAGATCCAGGCCATGTCCGAGGCTGCGGAGGCTGAGGAGAAGTACACCGACGCGGTGGAGAAGCACGGCGCGGCGTCGGCTGAGGCGGCGAAGACGGAGGAGGCCTACCTCGACTCCATCGAGGACATGCCCCCGGCGACCCGTGAGGCAGCCGCAGCCCTGTCGGTCCTGAAAGAGGGGTACGAGGACTGGAGTAACGCGCTGGCCGACGACACAATGCCGGTCGTCACCAAGAGCGTTGCCGCGCTGGGCGCCTTGTTCCCGAAGATGACGCCGCTGGTGAAGGGCACGTCTCGCGAGCTGGAGCGGTTCGTCACCATCGCAGCCGGGGGCATCCAGTCCGCCGGCTTCGAGCGGTTCATGAAGAGCTTCGCCGACTTCTCCACGGTGTCCCTCGCGAAGGCCAACAGCGCGCTGGTGCAGTTCACTCGCACCCTCGACACCGGCAAGGTCGGCGGCGGGGTCAGCGAGTTCATGCAGTACGCGCGTGAGTCCGGGCCCCTCGTCGGCGAGACGCTGATGAACCTTGTCGAGGCCCTCTCGAACTTGCTCGTCGCCTCGGCAGAGACCGGCGTCGGGATGCTCACCTTGATCAACGCGTTCGCCGGGCTCGTCGCCTCCGTCCCCCCGGAAGTCCTCACCCGCCTACTCCAGCTCGCGCTCGCCTTCAAGGCCGTGAAGATGGCAGCGGCCGGCATGGCCGTGGCCGGAGCAGCGATGGCTGCGGTCCGGGTCCAGATCACCGCCGCCGGTGTCGCGGCCGTCGGGGCCGGCACCCGCATGGGCATGTTGACGGCCGCGTTCGCCGCCCTGTCGCGCGGGGCGAAGTTGGCGGTCGCCGCGACCGGGGTGGGGCTCCTCGTCATCACGCTGATGGAGCTGTCGGACATCGGGAAGGCCGCGCCACCGAACATCGACAAGATGACCAGCAGCCTCGGCCAGTTCGCCCAGTCGGGCAAGGCCGCAGGCGAGATGACCCGCGTGTTCGGGAAAGACCTCGACGGCCTCATGTCCAGCCTCAGCGTGCTGGCCGGGGCCGGGGTTTCGGCGGACGAGTTCTTCAAGCGGTTCGACGAGAACCCGATCAACCTGAAGGAAGGCACCAAGGAGATCCAGGCGCTCGACAAGAGCCTCGCCTCGCTCGTGTCCGGCGGGAAAGCCGACCTCGCCGCCGCTGGGCTGGACCGCATCAAGGCGATGATGGTCGAGGCCGGGTACTCCACGGCCGGGCTGAAATCGGCGCTCACCGAGTACGACGAGGCTCTCGCCAACGCGGCGTTCGAGCAGCAGCTGATCGCGAACAGCATGGGCGTGTTCGGCGAGCAGTCCCTCCAGGTTCAGGCCAAGTTGGACGCGCAGAAGCGCAGCGCAGACGGGCTCGCCCAGTCGATCAACGCCCTGTCGAACCAGTACATCCAGGCCCGCGGGGGGATTCGCGGCATGGAGGCGGCGATCGACGCGGCCGACGAGGCGATGGCGAAGAACGGCAAGACCCTCGACAACAACACAGAGAAGGGCCGGGCGAACAACGAGGCGTTGGACAACCTGGCGTCGGCAACGATGAAGGCTGCCGAGGCCGCCCGAACGAACGGCTCCAGCTGGGAGACCGTCAACGGGATCTATGACCGGGGCCGCGCGAAGCTGATCGAGTCGGCGCAGGCGATGGGCATGACGGAGAACCAGGCTCGGAAGCTCGCCGCCCAGATCCTGAAGACGCCGGACAAGACGGCCCGGCTCAAGGGCAACATGGAGGATCTCCAGCAGAAGCTCAACTCGGCGAAGGCCAAGCTCAAGTCGGTCCCGGACTCCAGGAAAGCCCAGATCAGGGGCAACATCTACCAGCTGGAGAAGTCCATCGCGTCGGCCCGCCGCCAGCTCGACGCGATCAACGGCAAGACCAGCCACACCTACGTGATCACGCACATGCAGGCCCGGCGCGAGGGCGCACACGGCACGCAGCTCGGCTACGCCCACGGCGGTGTCATCGGCGCAGCAGCCGGTGGCCCCCGGTCCCGGATGACGCTCGTCGGCGAGCAGGGCCCCGAGCTGGTCGATCTGGCCCCCGGGTCGCGGGTGCGGTCGGACCCGGACACGAAGCGCATGTTGGCCGGCGGGCACGCCGGGGGTGGCGGGCAGCCGATCGTGGTGCAGCTCGCCCTGGACGGCCGGGCCCTGGCGGAGGTCCTCATCGACCCGCTGCGCGGTCAGATCCAGACCCTGTCCGGCGGCAACGTGCAGGCCGCCCTCGGCCAAGGGAGGGGATAACCATGACCGTGCCCGAGGCGCGCGTGCAGATCCAGGTCGACGGGGTGTGGACGGACGTCACCGACGACGTGAAGGGCGGAGCCGAGCTCGTTCACACGCGGGGCCGGTCCGGGGAGGGCGCCCGCGTGGACCGGGCGTCGGTGAACCTGACGCTCAAGTCGCCCGACGGGCGCTACTACCCGCGGCACCCGATGTCCCCGTACTACGGAAGGCTCGGCCGGAACACCCCGATGCGACACCTGGCCAACGTCGCCCCGGTCAGCCTGCGCGTCGGGGACACCGCGGCCGGGCGGCTGAGCACCCCGGACCACAGCAGCCTCGATATCACCGGCGACCTTGATCTGCGGGTCGATGCCGCGTACGACGTGTGGCTGGCGGCCGGGGATCCTCTGGAGGTCATGGCCAAGTGGCAGTCCACGGGCAACCAAAGGTCGTGGCTGCTGACCCTGTGGCGGTCCAGGGTCCTGCTGTACTGGTCGACGGACGGTTCGGCCACCACCTCGAAGTCGTCGACAGCGATTCCGGCACGCCCGGGGCAGCGCGTCGCGATCCGCGCCACCCTCGACGTGAACAACGGGGCGGCCGGTCACACCGTGACCTTCTATACCGCTCCGACGATCGCCGGTCCGTGGACTGTTCTCGGTGCGCCAGTCATCACGACCGGCACGACGAGCCTGTTCAGCGGGTCCGCACCGGTGGAACTCGGTGACGACAGCGGAAGCGCGTTCGCTCTCGCCGCAGGCAATGTCTTCGCAGCGGAGATCCGGAACGGAATCGGCGGCACCGTCGTGGCGAACCCGGACCTCACGGCCCAGACCGTTGGCGCGACCGCCTTCACCGACGCCGCCGGCCGCACATGGTCCACAGCGGGCGGCGCGGAAATCACCTCGCACCGGACCCGGGCCGTGGTCGAGGTCCCGACGTGGGCACCCCGTTGGACGGTGGGCGGCGCCGACATGGACGTGGCGCTCCAGGGCGCAGGCATTCTGCGCCGCCTGTCCCAGGGCGCGAAGGCGCTGGAATCCACATTGCGCCGCCGGGTCCCGTCGTACAGCCCGCTGGCGTACTGGCCGATGGAGGACCAGTCGGGTGCGACAGCCGCGTACTCACCGATTCAGGGGGTCGCACCTCTCCGGGTGACAGGTGTGTCCTTCGGGCAGGACGCGTCGCTGGCCGGGTCGTCTGCTCTGCCGACGATCGAGGCGGGCGGCCGGATGGTCGGTGCCGTGCCTGCCCCGGTCGGCGCGTCAACGCAGTGGTCGGTCCACATGGTCTACACCCTGGATGGCACACCGCCCGCGACGGACGGCGAGTTCCTGGCGTGGCGCACCTCGGGCACGGTGCGCCGGTGGCGGCTCCTCCAGCGCACCGGCGTGGGCACGATCGAGGGCTACAACGCCGCTGGTGACCTTGTCGTCAACCAGACTGTGGCAGTCGATGACGACGACGTCCTGGCAGGCTGGAACCGCTACCAGTTCCGGGTCTCGCAGTCCGGCGGCACCGTCTCCTGGCGCCTGTCCTGGATCAACATCAGCGGGGATGCTGGCGGGTTCGGGAGCACGTATTCGGGCACGGCGGGGCGCGTCACCCAGATCGAGACGACGGTCGGGGCGTCCGTCGACGGTCTGCGGGTCGGCCACCTCGCGGTGTTCCCCGTCGAGCTGACTGATGCGTACTCCCTGGCTGACCACGGGTTCACCGGCGAGACTGCCGGGGCACGGGCCCTGCGCCTCACCACCGAGGAGGGACTGCCGCTCGCCCTGGTCGGGTCCGCTACGGACACGCCGCCGATGGGCCCCCAGCGCCCGGACACCCTCCTGAATCTGCTGCTGGAGTGTGAGGCCTCCGACGGCGGCATCTTGTACGAGGATCGGGAGCGGCTCGGCCTGGTGTACCGGGCCCGGACCACGCTGTACAACCAGGCGCCTGCGCTGACGCTGGCGTACTCCCAGATCGTCCAGCCGTTCGAGCCGGTCGACGACGACACCCACATTCGAAACGATGTCACCCGGTCCCGGTCGGGCGGCAGCTCTGTGCGGCTGGTTCAGGAAGCTGGGCCGCTCTCGGTGCTCCCTCCCCCTGCTGGCGTCGGCATGTACGACGAGGCCGTGGAGCTGTCCCTGGCCGCCGACTACCAACTGGACGACGTCGCGGCGTGGGCGCTGCACCTGGGTACGTGGGATGAGGCCCGGTACAAGCAGGTGCGGATCCTGCTGCATAAGCACCCTGAGCTGATCGAGGCAGCGGCCGCCCTGGACGTCGGGGATCTGGTCCGGATCACGGACCTGCCTACGTATCTGCCGCCGGGCCCGGTGGACCTGATGGTGGAGGGCTACCGGGAGACGCTCAGCAACCTGTCGTGGGAGCTGACGATGAACTGCTCGCCCGCCGGGCCGTGGCAGGTGGGTGTGGTGGAGGACCCGGTGCTGGGCCGCGCGGATACGGATGGCACCGAGCTGGCGGTCGCGGTCACGGACGCTGCGACGATGTGGCCGGTCACGGTGACGGCCGGCCCGGCCTGGATCACCACAGCCGAGTTCCCTGATCAGTTCCCGTTCGACGTGACCGCGGGCGGCGAGCAGGCGACCGTCACCGCGATCGGCGTCCACGACACCTTCAGCCGGTCCGAGGCCGGCGGCTGGGGCACTGCGGACGTCGGCGGCGCCTGGTCCGCGACGGGGGCGGCGTGGTCGGTGGCCACCGGTGCCGGGGCCAGCACAGCCACCCAGCTCAACGTCAGCTACGCGTCGGTGCTCCCGGCGGTGCTGGCAGATGCTGATGTGGCGGTGTCCATCACCGTGCCGGTCCTGACGACGGGCGACGGCATCACCGCAGGGCTGATCCTGCGCCAGACCGCCGCCGAGACGTACTACCACGTGCGTCTCCAGTGGCAGCCGGACGGCTCGGCGCTGCTGTGCCTGTCGCCCCGTGTCGCCGGGTCCCAGTCCAACGCGCAGGTCGTCGGCGTGGGCACGTACACGGCTGGTCAGCAGTGGCGGATCCGGGCGCAGATCACCGGGACGACGCTGCGGGCACGGGCCTGGCCGACGAGCAGCGCGGAGCCGACGACGTGGCCCGCGTCCGTGACCACCGCCGCGATCACTGGTGCAGGGCAGGTCGGGGTGCGGAGCTACCTCCAGCCCGGCTACACCGGGCCCGTCCCCGTCGCATTCACGTACGACAACTTCGAGGTCATCACCCCGCAGGTCATGACCGTCACCCGGTCCGCCAACGGCATCGTCAAGGGCCACTCGGCCGGGACGCCGCTGTCCCTCACCCACCCGATGCGCGCCGCGCTCTGAAGGGAGCCTGATGCCGATCCTCTCCGGTCAGATCGTCACCGCCGGGCAGCTCAACCGAATGCAGCCCCGGCAGTTCTCGGCGGCCGCCACGTCGGCGCTGTCGGCCAGCACCACCTACGCCCTCATTCCGGGCTGCTCCCTCACCCTGCCCAGCACCGTCGCCAACGCCACGTGGACCGCCGTCGGGGTGTTCGACTGCTCGGTCACGACGACCCACACCACCAACCTCATGGTCGGTCGCCTCGTCGTCGACACCGTCGCGCAGACCGGGCTGGCGATCCACGCCATGGACACCCTGGATCGCGACACCGTGGCCATGCTCTGGTCCGGCACGTTCGCTGCTGCTGGATCTCACGCGCTCCAGCTCGAAGGCGTGATCAACGGTGCTGGTGGTGCTGGCGCTTTCCAGGTCTACACCGGGTTCACGGTCACGGTCACCGAGCCCGTGTAACTCATCCGCCCCGGGCCGTTCCGGTCTGGGCCACACCATGTCAGGAGGCCTGATGGCCTGGTACCCCGGTGCCAAGAAGATGGAGTTGCAGCCCGAGTCGGATGCCCAGGCGGCGATCCGGCCGACGCAGCTCATCGTCCACAGCATCGTCGCGAACTGGACCGCGCGCAGAACCTACGAGTTCTGGCGCGACTCCACCAACCTCGAATCGCACTTCGGGATCGGGTACGGGGCGGGGGACATCGCCCAGTACATCGGCACCGAGACGCGGGCCGACGCGAACGCCGGGGCGAACCGGCGGTCGGACGGGAGCGGGGCGATCTCGGTGGAGACCGCCTCGAACTCAACGGCGACGGACCCGTGGAACGCATCCCAGGTCGAGGAGCTGATCAAGCTCGGGGTGTGGGCGCACCAGCACCACAGGATCCCGCTGCGGATCTGCCGCACAGCGTCAGACCCCGGGTTCGGCTATCACTCCATGTTCGCGGCGTGGTCGACGTCGGGCACCGCGTGCCCCGGCAAGGCTCGCATCAAGCAGTTCCGCGAGGTGGTGTTCCCAGGGATCGTCGCCCGCGCCACCGGCAAGACCACCGACCCCAGCAAGGAGACCGACATGCCCCTGACCAAGGACGACATCAAGACCCTGGCCACAACTGACGGCATCTTCAAGGCCCCGAAGGACTCATCGACCTACGCCACGAACAAGCACTGGTCGCTGGCCTCCCACATCGAGGGCCTGACCACCAACGTCCGCCTGATTCGGACGACACAGCTCGCGCAGGCCGCTGCGATCCAGACCCTGGCCGGCCTGGTCGGTAAGGGCGTCGACACCACTGCGGTGGTCGACGCCGTCGAGAAGGCCATCGCTGACGCCGTCATCAAGGTCGACGTCGACATCAACAGCAAGGAAGGCTGACCATGCGTCCCATCTTCGGGCGGGAGCCCGCTCTCTGGCTCAACAGTTTGGCCGCGATCCTCGGCCTGGTCGTTACCTTCAACGTCGGGCTGTCCGCCGTCCAGGCTGGGTGGCTCGTCGCCGGGACGTCCGCGGTCCTCGGCGCGATCGCCGCCGCCCTCACCCGCCCGATCGCCGTGCAGGCGTTCACCGCCGCCGTCGCCACGATCGCGTCCGCCGTCGGCGCGTTCGGCTTCGAGGTCGCCCCGACCACCACAGCCGCCATCAACGGGTGCGTCCTCGCCGTCCTCATGTTCATCACCCGCGGCCAGGTCACCCCCATCACCCCGCCGCTGGCCCCGGCCCGACCGACCAGCGTCTGAGCTGCACACCTAAGCGCAACCGGAGGACGTGTGGACGCTGCCATGCTCACCGCGCTCGGCGCACTGCTGGCCAGCCCGGTAGCTGCGGCAGCGGCCGTCTACGGCTCCCGAGGCGCGACGCGAGCAGCCCGGGAGGGCGGAGTCATCACCGGATACGACAGCCTCACCGCGCGGCTCACAGCTGAGCGGGACAAGGCGGAGACGGATCAGGGTCTGGCCGAGCAGCGGGCGGCCGCCCTGGAGCTGGAAGTGGCCAGGTTGCGCCTGCTGGTCACGCAGTTGGGAGGTACCCCATGACGCGGGCAGAGCGCATGTTCTACCGGCGCCGGTACCTGCTGTGGCTGGTGGCCGCGCTCCTCTTCTTGGGGGGCGCAATCGCGATTGCCTTCTTGAAGATCGGCCAGGCGGAAGACCACGCGGACCAGCTGGCGGCGGAAGCTGACCGGCGTGGCGGTGCGGTGTCGACGTTGGCTGCGGACGTGCGGACTCTCCGTTCGCAGATTCAGGCCGAGGGCGGCACCCCGGCAGCACCTGATCCGGCGGCGGCGGTCGATGATCTGCCGGACCGGCTGGAGGTGCCGGTGCCGATCCCCGGCGCAACGGGCCCGCGCGGACCGAAGGGCGAGGCCGGCGCACCCGGGGAGGACGGCTCGGACGGGGAGCCCGGGGCCGCCGGCCAGCCGGGCCCGGCGGTGACGGGAGCGCCCGGGAAGGACGGCGCGGACGGGGTCAACGGCGCGGACGGCGCTCCTGGCGAGCGCGGTGAGAAGGGCGAGAAGGGAGACCCGGGCGAGCGCGGGTCGGCGGGTCCTCCCGGCCCCGACTGCCCGGTGGGGTACAGCTTGCAGCCGCCGCCGGGTGATCCGGACGGGCTGATGTGCCGCCGCTCCTCGGCACCGGGGCCGGCGGATCCTGATCCGTCGCCAAGTTCCCTGGCGCTCGATCCGACCCGCCGCCAGTACCCGTGAGCTATGCCGAAGCCCCCTTCCGCCAGGCGCGGGAGGGGGCTTCGGCGTGGGCTGCGCCTACTCTGCCGCGGCCTCGTCTGCCTTCTTCTTGAGGCGGCGCACGTACTCCCTGGTCCACCCGGTGATGCGGGCGACGGTCGCCTGGTTGCCGCGCTCCTCGCCCTGCTGGAGGGCGGCCACGGCTTCGGCCTGGAGGTCTTCGCGAGCGGCTTCGAGCGCTTGCTCTGCCTCGCGGTACCGCTGGGCTGCGAGTTCGAGTCGGGCTGTGTCCATGAACCCCACTCTCCCACAAGCTAGGCCAACTCTCTATGCCTACCCTGTTGACAATGGCCAACTGGGTAGGCCAACATAGGTCTCACAAGGAAGCGGCAACGAGGGGGACCCAATGAAGACCACCGCCAACGAGACCCAGGCACAGACCCTCACCCGCCTCCTCGCCGCCGCCGACCGCCAGCACCCCGTCACCATCACCTACACCAAGGCCGACGGCACCGAGACCATCCGCACCATCGAGATCTACGACACCCGCACCACCAAGGCCGGAGACATCATCCTCAAGGCCATGGACCGCGAGACCGGCGAGAGCCGGACCTTCCGCCTCGACCGCATCCAGGCCTACACGATCCACCGCACCGCCTACACCGTCACTCGCCCCACCCGCACCGACGACGCCCCGGTCGCCCTCCCCGTCGCCACCTGCCCCGCCACGATCGTCGGCCGCGAGATCGCCCGCGACGACGCCGCCTACTACGCCGACCGCTACGCCGTCCTCGCCGCCGCCTGACCCCACGAGGGAGACCACCGTGTTCACCATCCACCTCATCGCCTACACCACCGCCACCCAGGCCGGCATCACCCGCGTCGGCACCACCCACACCACCCCCACCCACGACGAGATGACCGCCGACATCCCTGGCCTGCTCACCGCCGTCGACCTCGGCCGCGAACCGCAGTACACCCTCCGCTACGAGAACCGCACCGGCCCCATGGAGAAAACCGTGGGCGCCGCGGGGGTGGAGAAGGTCGGCCGGGTCCTGATGTCCCTGGCGGACCGGGACGAGGTGTGGAACATCGAGTGCTTCGACGAGCAGGGGTACGAGGTGACGTTCAACTTCGCCGTCTTCACCGCCTGATGAACTGACTGCGCCCCGCCCCGGTTTCGGCCGGCGGCGGGGCGCTGCTGTGCGTTCAGGGTCAGGCGTCGTCGGGGTCCGGGTGCCGGACCAGCCGCTTCACTGTGCGCTCCACCTCGTACCGGGAGAGCCCGGCCGCCACCGCGTGGTCGGTGTACGCCTGCTGCACCGTGGCGGCGGTCGCCACGGTCAGCACGCCAGCCTGCTGCTCGGCCCAGGCCTTGCGTTCCAGCTCGATCAGGGACTCGGGAATGTCGATGTCAGCCACGGCCGGAATCGTACGACCTCCCGGGCCCGGTACGTACGTGCGCCTGATCGGTGGCGTGTTTCTTGATCGCCGGGCTACGGTCGATCACGCCCCGGCCACCCGCCAGGGCCCACGATCGGGAGGGGACGCACATGGCCCGCACACTGCGGATGCTCGGCACCAACTCGAAGACGGGCGAGTGCCCGACCTTGTACGAGGACGTTGAGTCGGGGGAGATCCTCGTCCAGGGGTACACCGTCACCGACCCCGAGGTTCTCGCGCAGATGGCCAACCCGCTGAAGGGCGAGTCGCTCGTCGTCGTCGACCGGGCGCTCCTCGTCAACTTCGCCCCAAGGAACTGATGGTGCAGGACGCCGTACCCGCCGCCCAGATACTCGAGTATTTCCGCGACGGCTTCGAGCACACCGCATGGCGGCTGGAGACCCGCCGGGAGTACGCAGCCGACCAAGGGACCGAGGAGTACCAGCAGTTCCTCCAGGGTGTCATGCCGCCCCTCGACGACGGCGGCCCCTGGTTTACCAACGCCCGCGCGCAGACGGCAGACGGGCGGCGCATCGAGCGGGTCCGCCTGGTCGACGAGCCTCCGACGGACAACCAGCGGTATCTGCTGGCCACCACACCCAGCAATTTGGCGGCCGGCGAGGACATCCGCTACCTGCACCGGTCGACAGCGGCCGCGCTCAACCTCGCGGGCGAGGGCGACTTCTGGCTGTTCGACTCCCGGGTCCTGGCCCGCTTCAACTGGGATGACGCGGACCGCCGGATGGAGCTGACCACCGACCCGGAGCAGGTGCTCCGGGCGTGCCAGGTCCGTGACGCGACATGGCACTACGCCGTCCCGTACGGGGACTTCATCGGCCGGGTACCGTCCCCTATGTGAGCACCGACTTCCAGCGCGCCCGGCTCCTCCTCGGTGTGCGGCTCCGCGAGCTGCGCACCGAGGCCGGGCTGAACGTCCGCGACTTCGCCGCCCGCTGCGGGTGGGCACCGTCGAAGATCTCGAAGCTGGAGAACGGCAAGCAGACCGCGAGCACGGCGGACCTCACCATGTGGGCGGAGGCGGTCGGGCAGCCCGAGTGCGCTGCCGAGTTGCACGGCCGCCTCGCCGGGCTGGAGTCCACGTATCGGTCCTGGCGTCGCCAGCTCGCGGGCGGGCACCGCGCCGTCCAGGACGCGCTCGGCGCCCAACACGAGAGGACCACCGTGTTCCGCGGATTCAGTGCAGCCGTCATCCCTGGGGTGTTCCAGACTCCCGAGTACGCGCGCAGCGTGCTCTCCCGGTACGCCGACCTGCATGGTGTGACCCGCGACCTCGACGCGGCGGTCGCTTCCCGGATGCGCCGGCAGGAGGGGCTTTACCGCTCCGGCCGCCGGTACCGGGTGCTCGTCGCCGAGGCTGCCCTTCACACGCGGATCTGCTCGCGCGCCGTGCTCGCCGACCAGTTGGACCGGCTGATGTCCGTGAACGGACTGAGCACCGTCGAGTTGGGGATCATCCCGCTCACCGCCGACGTACGGATCGGCGTAGGCGATGACTTCTGGATCCACGACGACCGGCTGGTCATCGCCGAGACGTGGCACACGGAGATGTGGCTGGACTCGGCCGACGACATCGCCCTGTACGCGAAGGTCTGGGACGGGTTGGCCGACGGGGCGGTGACGGGGCGCGCCGCGCACGGGGTGATCGCTCGCGCGCGGGCCGCGATCGGCTTCTGAGAAACCCGGCGCAACAGCGGGGCCCACCGGAGAAACATCGAGAAACACGGCGGGTTCCGAGAAACAGCTTTCTCTACGGTCTGAGGACTACTCCGACGACCCGGGAGGCGGCTGTGCCTGTACGCGAGTTACCGCCGGTCAGCGACATGCTCGAACAGCAGCAGCGCGGTTGGACGTGCGTCTGGTGCAGCGAACCCCTTGGCGTCGGCCTGGGCGTCGACCTCGGCGAGCAGCGCGTCGTACCGCCCACGGGCGCCGCGTACAGCTGGTTCCCCCGCGAGTGCTTCGACGCGGGCGCCTGCTCCGAGCGGGCCCCCCGGTGACGGCCGTGGACCACCGGCCCGCTGCTCGGCCTGCGGCGGCCTACACCTCCCCGGAGTGCCGTGCCGCCGCCGCCTGGCCCGAGGCGCACCGGCTGTGCGCGGGCAACCTCGACGCCACTGTGGGCAACGCCGTCGTCGAACGGCTGCGTTGCGATTGCCCTTGCCACACCTGAGTTCCCGCCCCGGCCGCCCACTCCCTGGCAGGACAGCGGCCGAGACGGGTCACCATCCATCCAGCAGGACGGAGGCACCACCATGCGTACCACCGACACCCGCCCGACCACACCCCCGGGGCGGCGCCCATGACGACCACCCTGGCGCCGACCACGGTCACCACCTGCGAGGCCTGCTGGGTGAACCCGGTGGAGGGCGTGCGCGTCACCGCTGCCGGCGCGGATCTGCTGTGCCGCCCGTGCGCGTCCGGCGGCTACCCGCGGCGCGTCGACCTGTTCCCGCCGTTCGGTATCTACGGGCTGACGACCCGCCGGATTGAGGCGGGCCGGCACGGGAGCGGTACGCCGCAGACGCCCCCGGATCAGGGGCCGCCGCTGCCGCACCCGCCTCCGACTCCGTCGCCGCCGGGGACCCCGCCGGTTTAACGAAGGGATACAGCATGAAGCGCATCGTTGTGCCTGCGATCCTGCAGATTTTTTGCCCTCTGTGCGGGGGCTACATCCGTCCGATCTCGGACACCAAGTCCCAGTGCGACCGGTGTTTCGTCATCTACGGCTGAGGCGGCGGGCCTTCGCGGACGAGGTCGGAGAGCGGGACACCGATGGCGTCGGCGATGAGGATCAGGCTGTCGACGAGCGCTGCTGAGTGGCCCTGCTCGATGCGGTTGTACGTGGCCCGGTCCATGCCGGTGTTCAGTGCGATCTGCTCCTGGGTCTGGCGTGCGGCCAGTCGGGCGGCGCGGATGCGGTCTCCGATGGCACGGCGGCGGGTGATGACCCAGGCGGGCGGCGGTACGGAGCGTGGCAC